CCCTTGCCGAATTGACGTTCGATCTGACCCAGGGCCGCAGCCAAGGCTTTCTTCTTGTTGTCGTCCATTAAAGTCCTCACGTAATCAATAAGGCCTGACGGCCAACACCTGTATAAGTAGCCAGTATTATTCCACAGCGTTTCAGGATCGCCTACCCCTGATTTGAGATTTCTCCAGCGGCATGGCGCAGCAGCCCCTCTAGCGCGGCCTTCACCGTTTGTCGGCGGACCTCGTCGCGGTTGCCGGGGAAGTGCTGGACCTCGCTGAACACCTGTTCGCCGACGCCCCAGGCCAGCCAGACCGTGCCTACGGGTTTGCTCGCAGAACCGCCGTCCGGCCCCGCGATACCGCTGACTGCCACGGCAAATCGCGCATGGCTTTTGTCCTGCGCGCCCAGCACCATGGCCTCGACCACCTCGCGACTGACCGCCCCCGCCGTCGTAAACAACGCCTCGGGCACATTCAGTTGCAGGGTTTTCTGGCGGTTGGAGTACGTCACGTAACCGGCCTCGAACCACGCCGAACTCCCGGGGATGCGAGTGATCGCCTCGGCGATGCCGCCGCCGGTGCAAGACTCGGCGGTGGTGACGTGGGCATTGAGAACCTGCAGGCGTCTGCCAAGTTCCGCGGCGAGCTGGGTGATTTCTTTCACGGTCCACTCCTGATCAGCTGAATGGAACCACCGTACACGAGCAAACCGCGCTTGCAAGACGCAGAACCGATCAAAATGTTAGCGAACGATGGCTCTGATATAGGCCTGACAAGCCTGCAAGGCAATCAATCCGCTGTCTCCGGCGTCGGTGATGGCGACAATTCGTTGAGCATGCGCCGGGTCAAGTCGGGCTCGCGGGGCGCCATGATCCACGCCGCTGGCGCCGGAGGCGGCTGGCACTGCACAGCCTGAGGCAACGTCACTGGCATCGAGGAGGACTGACAACCGCACATCAGAAGTGGCAAGACGATCGCGCAGGCGACCTTGATCACGTTGGGCATCGCTAAGCGCTCGATAATGGGTTTGCTCACTGGCCGACAGCTGTTGCTCCAGGGCCAGACGCTTGTCCTGCGCGGCCTGTTGTTGCGTTGCGGCGGCCTGGGTTAGCTGGTTCAACGTTTCGGCTTGCAACCTGGCCTGTTCCGCCAGTTGCCGGCCATAACGCCAATCCTGAAAGTGCCAGGCCAGTACTGCCGAAAAACCGGCCAACACGACAACGCCAATCACCCGCCAGGACATCAGACCGAAGGCTGGCATAGCACCGCCCTCGCCCGCGCCCAAATTTGCAGGCGATCCTCGAGCCCGTTCAGGCCACCGTTGATCCGGCGCGTGATGCTGTTGAACTGGTCGCGATCAGCCAGATCGTTCAAGCCGTTCAGTTCCCAGAACCACGCTGCCGATTCAGCGGCCCATTGCGGTTGTTCCAGCAGTTCAGGCAGCGACAGCAGGCGCTCATCGCCGAACAGGCCGAGGCTGCATTGCTGGTAGTTGTTACGCCCGGTGATCTGGATTAACCCACGGCCCCGGTATTTCTGGCCGTCACCGTCGGCTTCTGGCGTGTTGCCTAAACGTAGAGCCAGCGTGCCGGTGTCGTATTTGCTCAGGTATTGGTTGTTGCCCAGTTCTCGCACGTACTGCAACTGCCCGGACTCATGGCCAACTTGCGCGAGGAAAGCGGCGATGCGTTTGGGGGTGTTGATGTTGCGGTGGTTCATGGCGGTATTGAGGGCGGAAATGAAAACGCCCGCTTGGGAGCGGGCGTTGGGCAATATTTGTTGCAACTGCGCTGAAGTGAGAGGCATGGGTCATGTTCCATTTGCCGTTGTGTTTAGCCAGACCGGAGCCAAGGGTTTGCTGAAGTCTTTTGGAAAATCGGTAGTTAAGGTCCAGTCACGCAGATCCTGCCGGTAATCCAGCAGTTCATGATATTGGTCGCTGCTCAAGGTCAACGGAGTGCCGGCAGCCTGCTCGTCGCGATCACGGTCGACCAACCATTGGCTGGCGGCCAGTTCCTGGTTCCGCCAGGCTCGGGCAATAGTCGCGGGTTCAGGCCCTGTCTCCAGAGCGCTTTCAGATCTGGCAAGCAGTGGTACGCCACCGCTCGCCAGCCATTGCTGGTATTCATCCCAGAAACGGTGACGTTGAGGCACGGTTGCCCCGTCAGGCAGCCGGATGACAGTGGCCGGGTCTTTAGTGAGTTGATAGCGCATAGGAAAACCTCCTTAAAGTTCGGCATCGGCGGTGGCGTGGATGTAATAAGTCTGAGTAATAAGGCCGATATCTGAGTTGTCTACCCAGACGCCGCGAGTCGAAGCGCCTAGCGTTCGAGCATTCGCCGATGAGATTTCATCACTTCCCGAACGCCATTGCCCAGCGCCCCCCTTAGGCGTAGTGGAAAACAAACTGAGACTTGGAATAGTTCTCTTCTCAACCTTGAAGGTCCACTGAGCCAATGGCTGTGAGGCAAACCCCGACTGCCCCATTTTCACGGTGGATAACAGTGCACCGTAGGGACCTGTCATGTTTCCAGGCGGCAGATCCTGACTGTAAGTTTTTTCGTAATAACGCTGGCACATCATCAGTTCATCGCCAGGGCTACGGAGTTCGAACGGTGTAGACACCCGCCCCTCTTCTAACTGGATCTGCGCCAAGTCTATTACTTGCAGTACATTCATAGGCAGGTCGAAAGAGAGCCGCAAATAATCATTACCAGTGCCGCCTAACGTTCTGCCCGCTAATGACGGAAGCTGGACGGTCGCACTGTATCGGCTCCACGTAGTTTTGAGTTGAAAGCTTCCAATCGGCGTCACTGCCTCTCCACTACCGCCCGTTCCAAAATACTGCGAGACAGTCACATTGATCTGACACGCCGTATCGGCCTTGGCCCAAAACGTCAGCGTCGCAGTTTTCCCCGCCAAGGTCCTTACCGATTCGATAGCCTGGGAGATTTTATGCACGCTACTGCCAGCCCCCGCGGTGATTTGCTGCCAACGCATAAAGTAGCGGGGTTCATTGGGTACTTCGATTTGCCCCAGTGCAAAGTTCTGTCGGGAAATATTTACCCCGGCATTCCCGTTCCAGTCGCATCGGAAACGGTCAGCGACATAGGCACCGATGCTGGGTCCGACGTTGACTGCGCCGCGCTGCCAGATATCGAAGTTGCCGTTAATCAACAGATTCTTGCGATAAACCTGCACCGGAAAATTCTGTTGTGGGTCAAGTTTCGCCAACTGCTTAATGGCGAGACTCAACTGATCATTTTGATTCTCGGAAGGCATCAGTCCGGCAGCGGTGATGACATTGAGAATTTCCTGAGTGACGCCATTGCCCCAACTGGCTGGAATCAAGGAGCCGGGAGTTCCGGCTATCGGGTTCTCATCGGTAAATTTGCCGTTGACCAGTCCCGCACTAGGCACACTGTTTGGATAATCCATCTTTTATTAACTCCCAATAAGCCGGGTACCGTTATTCGTTAACGTTCAACGGTTCCAGGTACGAGCGGCCAAACGATGTCAACGGGAAAACCCGCTACCTGCTCGATACGATTGAGTTCGACGCTATAGAGCTTCCACTCAAGCAATGCCAACTGTTCATCGTGGGAGGCATCGCCGATGTCTTCGGCGTATTGAAGGGGGGCAATGCGTAGAACGGCATCACGGAGCAGTGCGTCGCGACTTGTCAGTGCCTGGCGTTCAAGATCAGCCAATTCGGCCCTTTCATCAAACTCCCACGCACAATTAAACCATCGATGGTAAGCACTTGGCCTAGCGTGAGTTGTGTAGCCTTCTGGCAAATCACCCAGCTCTATCCTGGTTTCTCGAAAGCCGTTGTCCGTGCGATATACATCACCACGATAATCGGCTTGAAGTTGCAAGGCCCCCTCTATAAATGCCCAAGTGTGGGTTGCGGGCGCAGGGGACAGTTCGATACCCAGCGTGACAGCATTACTTGGCAACTGAATGCCGATACCCGGAACGATTGGAAATTCCACGGGGCCGAACAAAGCGCCGCTGTTATCTATCAAATAATTAAACATACGCACCTCAAATCAACTTGATTCGGCCCGGATAGGCAATGTTTCGGGGACGGGTTTCAGCAGAAAAGGTGCCGACACTCCCGATATAGGCATCGGTACCAGCATCGAAGGCAGGATTGGGGTACGTGGTGGCTATGGTCGTAGTGGTCGAACTGAAGTTAACGTCATGCGCAACATCCCACATGCCGTCAGGAATACTTGAGGCGGGACTGATTGAACTGCCTGTGCCGGTGGGAAGGAAATGATTGTGCTTTTGAAGAGTGTGTACCTGGTTGCTCCCCAAGACGCGTGCAGCATCCACGCCCCGAGCCTCATCCAGCACCCGAAGAAACTCCCCTCGCACTTCCGGTATCCGGAAGTTCTGCAATCCATCACCCGAAGTCCAGCCACCCTCCCTGCCAGCCCTGCCCGCTTCAGTCGTCAACGAACCGGATGACTGCGCGTGATCCCACAACCACGGCCATTCGCTGCGCAGAAAGATGTTGCCGTTCAGGGCGGCGTAACCGCCCGGGTTTATTTGCAGGGTCGTTTCAAACACCTGGCGCCCTAGTGCTGAACCGTCAAGACGCCCCACGGGCCACCAACTACCGACGCCATCGCTACGCAGATGCCACCAGTCTCCAGCCCCCATCAACACCAGAAACGGATAACCGTTTGCGGACAAATGGGTATGAAACTTGATCTTGTCACCACCAGACGCCTGAACCACAAGACGATTAGCGGTGTTATCCAGGCGTCGAACAATGACATCACGAACACCCAACGCAGCGTTTGCCGCAGGCAAGGTGAGTGTGCTGGCACCCGCGCTGCTACTGATTAAAACGAGCCCTAACTCTTCGGCCAACAATACTTTAGAGGTCGAAACGTTAGTCACCAGAGAAACCATCGGACTGGCCTTCGCCATGATGATTTGCAGTGCCTTGAGCAACTGACCATTGTCAGCTTCCGACGGCGCCATCCCGGCGCCGGCAACGACACTTAAAATCTCTTGCGTAACCGAATTGCCCCAGACCGCCGGAATCAACGAACCGGGCGAACCGGCGACCGGATTTTCATCGACAAACTGGCCATTGACCAAGCCGACGCTAGGGACGTTTTTTGGATAATCCATAATTTCATTCCTTTACCTGGAAAATTCTTTAGCGATGCCGACAGTGCACCCGAAACAGGCGCTATCAGCGGCATCCGTTCACTCGGCAGTCATCCAGGCAGGCTTTTTCGGTCGAGAGCGTTTGGCGGGGAATTTCTTCGCTTGAGGCCACTTGCGCAGTGCCTGTAGATAAACAAGCAGGGCCTGATAATCAGCGTCGGAAAGTGTGGTGGACTTCATCAGTTCCAACTCATCCCGATGCCGATCACGTAGCCAGACCACACGATCAAACTCTTTATCGCGCCAAGCCTTAGCCTCCTGCAAAAGTTGTTCATCCGAGAGCGGCGCAAGCTCAACCAACACCGGCAGGCCTTGATCGTCATGGGATCTATCTGTGCCCGCTTTTGGATTAGCGATCACCGTTTCATAACGCTGATCGTCAATTTCAACGGCGTCTTCGGGAAGATGGGTGTGATAACCCGCCAGGTAGGTATTGCCGGTGCGGCGACTATAAAATCGCTTCATTTCAGTTACCCACGCTCAAGACACAGACCCAGCCATTACCACCAGAATTGCTCATGACCTGAACTTGACTGGTGTCAAAGTAAGTCACCAGAGGCGGAGTGGTGATATCAACGAACGGAGCGTTCCCCGAGTGCGAGTAACTTGCCCATGCACCCCGGCATTGGTTTTTAAAACCCAGCGGCCAAGGCTTGGATACATAACCGCCATTGACGTTGATAGTGACCTGCGTCCACTGAATCATGAAGCCGCCCAGCCAGGCTGGAAACACGATGTATCCGTTCTCCGCAAAACTGTAAGAGACGCCCAGACAGAGTTTTTTCGGCGTCACGATCGTGGCGTCATCAGCCGCGGAATTGACCTGGGCCTGCGTGGCAATGCGTGCCCAACCGAACAATGACTCTGTCGCTTGAACCACTTTCTTTTCGATTGCCTGAAATACCCGCAGCGGAGTCATCAATCGACTGTTGCTTGCACCTGCTTCGGCCTCATCCTTGCTCGCGAAAGAGTCGGTCTTATTCTTCTCGACAATCGCTGCAATCGCTGTCCTGAGCTGAGTACTATCACCTTCTTCAGGTACTAGGCCGGCGGCGGTAATCGCATTCACAATTTCATCGGTGACGCTGTTGCCCCAACTCGCCGGAATCAACGACCCCGGCGTCCCCATCAACGGGTTTTCATCAACAAACGTCCCATTCACCAACCCGGCACTGGGCACACTTTTCGGATAATCCATCCCCCTACTC